TCAAGCTGAATCTTGACGGTTAGACGCGCCGGGACGGACTGTGTATTGATGGTTTTCATTTGTCCTTTGCGGTTAGCTCTGCAAGTTCTTCAACGGCGTGCAGCAGGTTGAACACGGCGTATTCAAGCGGCGAAACTCCCTGCGGCGCTTTGGTTTTTCCGTCCAGCGCGTCACGTCCAATCTTGCACGATAGCTTGCAACGATACGCAGACCATTCGCGGGGCGTTTTGGGTTTTGCTTTCACGCTACCACCTCCGTAGGCTTCGCAGCAAACACTCTCGCCCGCCACGGATGGCAACGGCGAATTGGGGCAAGTTTTTTGTGCGCAGCGTCAATCTGCGCGATGATTTTGGACAGTTCGCCGCGCTTTGGGGCCAGCGCATCGAACACATGACTGGTTCTTCGTGATGATGGTTTCATATGTTTCTAAAGAAGCCCGGAGAGTGCAGCGCGGCGCATGGTTCTTTTATTAAACGCCCGCTTCATTCCTTGTCATCTCTCTCCGGGGTTGAAGTTCAAAAAGGCACAGAATTCTCAGGTTCATCTTGCGCTGGTGCCGGCTTGGCGGCTGGCCTCGGCTGCTGGTCCTCGCCTTGCTTAGAATCTAGGAACGAAAATGATTCAAGCAACACGCCGAGTCGGCTTTTCTTTTGCCCCGTTTGCTTGTCATCCCATTGGTCAAGCTTGAGGCGTCCTTCAATCAGGATGGAGCGTCCTTTCTTGATGTATTTGGCCAGCGTTTCGGCCTGCTTTCCAAAAGCGTCAACGTCCACAAATGTAACGTCTTCCCGCTTTTGCCCGTCGTCTCCTGTCCAGCTGCGGTTGATAGCAATGCCAAGCTTTGCAACCGCCGTGCCTTTCGGTGTGTATTTCAACTCGACGTCTCTCGTCAGGTTGCCAGCAATGATGACTTTATTGAAGTTTGCCATATTATCGTTCAATTATTTGCATCAGTTTCTCCGTCTGCTCTGCGTTTAGCTTTATGGTCCATCCGGTCACTTTCCCGTCGTTGTTCTTTTGTTCTTGCATCGCGTTTAATACGAATCCGTATAGGTCAAGCTTGTAGTCTCGAAAATTAACCTGCGTCTGAAACAGGCACGCGCTTAGGCTGTGCCGCTTTTCATACTTGAATCCGCAGCGCTGGCACGTTTTCATTTCCGCGTCCCCTTGATAGTTTTCTCGACAGTCTTCCAGCTTTCACACGCCTTTTTTAGCGCGTCTGGCGACATGGCATCGATCTCGTCAAGAGTGACCAGCGTTTCGTCAACGCCCGCCGTCTGGTGAAGGAACGCCACAAGCTCAGGCTCTGGAATGCTTGCAAGATTTAGCAAGCCGCGTGCGACTTTGGCGAGCGGCTCGGGTTTGGGGGCCGACAGTTGCGGCTCTGGCGTTGCTTGTGGTGCTGGCGCAAATGCCTCATCAATGGTTGTGTCGCCTTCCTTGATGGCCGTGTGAAGGCCGATGAGCGTTTCTAGGTCGTCAAGCGTGATGTCGTCAACCGACTTCCGGCCAAGCTTGCCAATGAGCTTTTCCTTGGTAACGCCCATCTTGGCGAACGCCTCGACGCACTTGGTGCGGCGGTCGGATAGCGTCTTGGCATCGCCGACGGCAACGCGCTTTGCGGCCTCGTAAATCGGCTTCACAAGCGCGGCAGGCACAACCTTGAAAGTAGCGTTTCGGAGCGCGATGGAACACGCGGCATTGCCGGTCACAACCTGCATGTCATCCGAATACGTCTTGCCGTATTTGTTCGTGATGCGCCGCTTCACCTCGACGCTGACGCACACGTTGTTTTGCAAGTCGTGGCAGACGCCTTGCGCGGTGATTGTCTTGCCGTCGTTGGCGATAATTCGCGCTCCCGCCCGGATGTTTTGAAAGCATGAAAGCGCAATCTCGGCCATGCGAGCGGATGGCCCTTGAATGTTCTTTGTCTGCCCCTCTGAGTCCTTGCGCGGCAGCGTGTAGAAACAGCTGGCTGCCGTTTCCTCGTCAAGCGTGGCGAACTCCAGCATGGACTTTTTGACGACAGACAGGACGCGAGGATAGGTCTTGGCCGTCCTGATTTGCACGTCCGTTTGCGCTCGCTCCATCTGCTCTACGGCGGATGACGGCATGATTTCGAGTTCTTGTGTTTCTGTGTTCATTGTGTGTGTTGAGTTAGGCTAGTTTGAAAAGCGTGCGAGATTCTTCCTCGGCTTGTTTTAGGTGACGGCACGCGAGATTGAAATAGCTTTCTTTCAACTCCGCGCCGATGAATTTGCGATCCGCTTTCACGGAACAATAACCCTCGCTGCCAATGCCGGTGAATGGCGAAAAAACCAAGTCGCCGGGGTTTGTGTAAAGCTTCAAAAGCCTCTCAATTACGTCAAGCTGGAGCGGGCAAATGTGCTTTTCGTCGGCATTCTCTCGCGCAACTTCCCCGTTCAATACGCGAGTCTGGTTTATGTCCATCCAAACCGGCGAGGCAATCTTTTGCCAGTCATCAAGCGGGAAGTCTTCAAACGTATGTTCCACCGGATTCTCAGCCATGCCGTCCGCCCATTTGCGGAATATGCAGATGTATTCGGCCATTCCAGTGCGAGAGACTCTGGAATCGGTTCTGAGTTGCTTGTAAAGTAATCCTTGCGCCTTGGTGCGCGTCATCTCAGTAACAGGGCATTTCCAGATTGTGACTTCGGAATGATATTGCCAGCCGCAATCTTCGTGCGCCCGAATAATATCTCCACGGAAGTCTCGCATTCCGCTTCGACCGTCGCGCCCTTTGTATTGCACCAGATTCTTACAGTGGACCGCCGTAAGGCATCCTGGCTTGGTAATACGCAACTTCTCGGCAATCAGGTGCCGATATTGTTCAAAGAATTCGTCGTCATCAGAGCAGTTGCCCATGTCCTGCGCGTCGCTGGAATAGATGTAGAGATTGGCAAACGGAGGCGAATACACAGAGAAGTTAATTGAGTTGTCAGGCATTGACCGCGCAACGCGGACGCAATCGCCGTTGTGAACTCGCCACGCTCCCGGTGATTCCTCGTAAGGAATTGATTCGTTTACCACAAGTGACTTGTCGGATTCGTTTCGCAATGACTCAGCTGCTAGTTTCATTTCGTTCCTCATTTCTTCGTGTTGCTGCATTTTCTGACGGACAACCGCCGCCACGCTGGTTTCGGTGTCAGCTTGGATGATGTGGCAGTTGAAATCCCCGACGCGGCCAAACCGATAGCCGCGCCTCATGGCTTGGTAGAAGTCCTCGAAAGAGTATGACAAGCCAACGAATGCGTGATTGCCGCAATGCTGCCAGTTCAACCCGTAGCCAGCGATTGACGGCTTCGTGATAATGACGCGAGCCTCGCCGCGTGTAAATTTGCCAAGCTTGGATTCCTTGTGTTCAGGCTTGTCGTTTCCTCTGACTTCAATCGCGTCAGGAATCGCGGCCTTTAATTCGTCGGCTTCCTGATTCGTATTGCACCAAACTACCCACGACTCGGCAGATGAATTGACAAGCTCGGCGCACTTGGCAACGCGGGCCGGGCAAGTCATACGCATTTCGCGGTGTATGTTGGTCGCGCTCAGGCTGGCATTCCTGAAAAGCTCATCGCCTCGCCCGTGCGTTTGGTCAACGGCAACGATGTGCGAATGAATTTTAAGCGGTGGAAGCTCAAAACCTTCATCGGCAAACCCAATGTCCGAAGGCTTAGAAACGCAAGCCGCCCACGTTGAAACCCATTTCCAGAACTCGCCGCGTGCGTGCCCTTTCAAGCGGTATGTTCCAAAGTTCATTGTGTCATTGATGAAGAAACGCGAAAGCATTTCGTTGCTATCCATGACTCCAAGGAACTCGGCCTGTTGACCGAACTCCATGTAGTCGTTGGGCGCAGGTGTTGCGGTGCAGCTGAGTCGGTAAGGCGTCTGTGAAAATGCAGACGTGAGCGCAATCCGCGTTTTGCCCATGAAGCTTTTCAGGATGCTGGATTCGTCAAGGACAACTCCTGAGACATTCGGAATGACGTGCTTGAAAAGCTCAAGCCGTTCATAGTTTGTGATGAACACTCCGCTGCCAGTGAGTTCCTCGGGTTGGTGTATGTGGTGAACTTTTGGGAACCCAAACTTTTCAGCCTCGGAAACCGTTTGCGCGGCCACGGCAAGGGGGCAGAGTATTAAAACGCTTCCCTTGGTATATTCGGCAACCTGCCAAGCCCATTCCAACTGCTGAAGCGTTTTGCCTAGTCCGCAATCTTCAAACAGGGCGCAGCGTCCTTGCCTGATGGCCCATTCAACAATCAGCTTTTGCCACGGAAACAGCTTTGCGTTAATCGGTCGCACCGGCTCAAAGCCATGCGCCAATGGCTTCTTTACCTTCTTTGATATGAGTTCCTCGTAAGTCATCGCGCAATCCTTTCAAGTTTCTGTTTCAGCTTGACCGCATCTTGGAGCAATTCAGAGGCAAGGCATTCTGCCATTGATTCGGCAACCGTCAGCCGTTCAACGCAGAACGTCCGGTTAAGCTCGCGCAAATCTTGAACCAGTAGTTCAGCCGTCTGCGCGGCCTTGGTCAGTTTTTCGGAAGAGTTCATTTGGTGTTAGCGACTTCTCGCCAGACGAAATGCCCGCTTTTCACACCGCTCAATTTCGCGGATGTTTTCTTCGATGTAATGGAGCTGGCTAATAATGCCAGCGGAGCGCAACCGCCGCCCGCTTTTCCGTTTCGGTGTTTGATTGGTTTTCATACTTTCTTTTTGTCTTGTGGATAACCTTGCGAAGCTCGCCGATGGTTTCAATTTCTTCGCCGTTGTGTTTGAGTATGGCGCACATGTCAGGCGAGCTTCCCATGTTTCGCCGGCCTGCTCTTGTTATGGTTCGCCTTTGCCACCATCGCAGCCGGGACGCGCAGGCCACGGCACGAGGCGAAGTCGATGAGGCGGATGATGCAGTCTGCGATTTCCACCTCTAGGTTTGAAAACTCCGGGCAGTGGTCATCTTTGCGCGGCTTGCGAATGGCTTCGCAGGCTTCGCCAAGCTCTGAGATTGCGAGCGCAACGCAGGCGAGGTCAACTTGGACCTTGCCGGCGTTTGTAAGTCCCAGCTTGTCCCGGTCATCCCAGAAAAGCTTGGAACGGCTTGTGGCGTGGCATTCGTCGGCGAATGCGTTGAGGCTCTCAATTAACTGTTTGTGTTCTGTTTTCATGTTATTAGTTACCCGGAAAAACTAGATAAGGATGCGAAGGTTTGTCAGGACGGAGGTTTTGAACCCAGCCGTCAGGGCGAGGGTGGCAGTGGGTTTCAACTTCCAAATCTTTTGCCTCCAGAAGTATCTGCTCGCTGCAAAGCCGATAACAAACAGGCAAATCCTGCGGATACGTTTTCAGGTGTTCAATCAATTCACCGACGTTCATTCGTCATCCCTTTCCATATCTGCCTTGTCTTCCTGCCACTGATGGCGAATCTGTTCGCGGTCTTCGTCGCGCTCGTTCCAAGGCGCGGAAGGGTCATGCTCCGCGCCGGGTGGGTAGTGGTAGCCGAAGGGGGTCATTGCCCTGTGTATTTCTTGAACCAACGCAACGCTCCGGCCTCGGTTTTGAACGTTTTGCTCATTGTGAACGTCATCGCCGTCCATGTTCCATCGATGTTGCGAAAAACGCCCCGGGAAAGTTGCTCGTTGTTTCCGATGTCCAATGTTTTGTTCGTTTTCATGTCCAAGAGCATAGGCAAGCCGCTTGCGCTTGCAACAAGAATCGCAAAAATAAATTTCACCTCAAAACGCGAAAGTAGTTGACATCCTGCCCGAAGCCGCAGGTAGAGCGGATGCGCGGGGTTGCCCAAAACGTCGCTTCCCAATCGATGCAACGCTGGCAAGCCCAATCGCCCGTGCTGAATTTAACGGCAGTCGCGCCGCACGCGCAGGTTTTCCGCTTCGCAGCGAGGATTCGCTTTTGGTCAATGGTTCTCATTTGAATCCTCACAAGAAACCAAGGCATCGGTCACAATGTCGTCAAAGTTTTCGCCGGCAAGATTTCGCTTGTTCCAATTTGCAAACGCACGTGGCGAAAGCGTGCGCAAAATTTCGTATCTGAGATACCCCAAAGCCAATTCATCAGCTGTGTAATCTCTCCTCGCGTGGTTTATGAGCCGCTCTAGTTGTTTTTCTTTCATTTTGCGTAACTCGGCAGCCCGAGTGATTGAATCTGAATTGGATAAGCTGGCCAGCGGTTTTCTCGGACGCACTTCGCGTATGTGGCGAGCGAGGTTGCGAAGTCGCGCCGGCCTTTCTCAAGGAACTCAGGAGAAGCCTCAAACACGTTGACGGCATACGGCGCGGCCTTTTCCACAACGATGAAGCGGAATCCGGTCTTTGGATTGTCCGCGCCGGCTAGCGTGTTCCAGACGGCCAAATAAAGCGCGGCTTGGATGTGGTAGCCATGCGAATATGCAGCACGCTCAAACTCTCTCGGCTCTGCGCTCTGCGCGGTTTTCAAGTCAACGAGGAAGTCTCCCGCGTGAGGCACGAAATCAATTCGGCATTTGACCGGCACGCCTTCGGTATCGGCGGTAACTATGCACGACACCTCGGCCCGCCCTGCCTCCAAAGTGGCGCGGGCAAACGGATGCGCCGCGACGCTGCGGAGCACGCCTTGAAGTGTGGCATATTCGTCGGCAGTTATTACTTCGTTACCTGCGTCCTTTTGCTTGTTTCTCCACTGTTTACAGACTTTCGCGTTGTAGTTCCACGGCTTGCCCGGCGCGTATTCTTCCGGTGGCACAGCGATGCCTCCAAGCGGCTTTTCAGGCTCAAGAATAAGCGAATGGGCCAAGCTGCCAAGCCTGAGAGCAGGCGAGTCTTTCGGCGTGTCCATGTCGGCTTTAAAGTGCGCCGGGGTTGACTGCCAAAGCCTGCGGAGCTTGCTCGCGCTGGCGGCTTCTATTGCGTGGTAGTCACGCGCCGGTATGTCGTGGATGCCTGTCATGTTATGAAAGCGTCTCCGCGCCGGCAAAAACCGGGCGGAGTTTTGAGCCGCTGTCTTCCAACGCATCAGTTGACGAGGCGTCCCCTTTACGGGCAGCGGACAAAAGCTGGCAGTGGTTGCAGATTGTGAATTCAAGGCGGCAACTGGCCGGGAATGTCACTTCGGACTCAGGATGCCACTTGCGGTCAACGCCAAGGATGCAGCGGCAGGATTTACACTGAGTTGCCCGAAGGTCCGCTGCGATTGGATCACCCGGTTCAGCGGCTCGCGTGTCACGCATCCACAAACAGAACAGCGTTATCACGCCGCCTGCGGTTGCCCATGCTAAGAGTTCGGTGTTCATCGTTTCGACGGGTTTGAAACTACCGAAAATCCTTTTCCAGTGTTGAATTATTTTCGCAAGCCGGTTGTGTATCTTCTAAAAACACGCGCATTGCTTAGGCTTTAACGGGAAAGAAATGACACGAAAGAAAATGCAAAATGAGTGTTGACGGATGGCGGGGAGCTGCTAGATTCATCCGCGTTGGCAATGACGCCAGCGACAACTAAGAAAACAAAATGAAAACTGAACGCCAAATCCGCCTCGAAAATGAAATCAATAATGTCAGCGCCGCTGACCTGAGCCGTCCGATGTATGACCTTAATGAGGATGTCATCTCCGGCCTCGTGTCCGAAGCCGGATACAGTAGTGCCAAGAGCTACCTCAACGACGGGCGATGCTGGTCCAATACGCTTGAGAGCGTCATCGAGTCTTTAGTTGATTCGATTTACACTTGCGATGGAGAGCTTTTCGACTCACAGGCCGAATTGAATGCAGCGGTTAAGGCCAACTGACTCGCCACACTGCGCCCGGCATCGGACGCAGCAGGCGGTGCAGAACCGCACACAACCATGAAAACACAACAGGAAAAACTCTACGAATTAGAATGGCAGAAGCGCGAGCTTTTGCAGGCTCTAAAGATGGTGCTTCAAACTAGTGAGTTGCGGCCCCATCCGAATGAGGTTCCTTGGACCACATTCGCACGCGACAACGCCAAGAACGTCATCGCCAAAGTGGAGGGACTGCAATGAAACACTTCTACGAACTCGAAGACGCCGCCGATGCTCTGGACGGCGATTTAACTCGACAGGCCGTTTGGGCTGCCCACAAACGCGCCCAACGTCGTGCCAAGGGCCAATGCGCTGACTGCGGCTGCCGCTCTAAAGCCTACCGCTGCCACGATTGCAAGCCGGTGCGCGTCCTGTTGAGCAAGCGCACGGTGTCCAAAACTCGCCGCGCTGCGGCGTTGAAACGGTGGGGGAAAGCATGAAAACCAAGAAACTAAAAATTGAAGGGGCCGTTTACGTTGCAGAGCAATTTGAAATCGGAAAGGAAAAACTGGAAGAGCTGGCAAAAGTTAAAGCTATGCAATGCTCCGGCAGCGTTTCTTTTCAATTCAATGACCCTGACCGAACCGTGGAAAGAACGCTTGCAGAATAGCTACTTGCCAACCTGCCTGTAATGCTTGGTTGGCCTGAGCGTTTTCCCGTCGTAAATGCGAAAGGTCTTCACCTCAATCAGCTTGGCGGCAAGTGCGCGACGCAGCGTGCCGTCAACCGTGTTGCGGTGCTTGCCCCACGATTTTGCCAACTCTTTCTGAGTCTTCCAGCCGGGAGGCACGGGGTCAGAACGCTTGTGGCTCACGTCCTGAATCTGCTT